CCGCCGTTCATCGGTCGCTATATATACTGCTTTTACGGTGTCGTTTCGCCCGGATCTTCCGGCTCTTCCGTACCTTCTTCTACCGGTATCACCTCTTCGTAGTAGATAAGAGTACCTTCCGCGTCGTGCGGCTGCGCTTTGAATTCAGCATCTACGACAGTCTCTTTATCTTTCGCAAATGCCAGCGTAAAGCCTGCTTCGTTGCGGCCTACGATCATAACGTAGATATCGCCGTCCACGTCGTCTACATGGTGGAAACAGATAACATAGCGCTTCCTGTTCTGGTTACCGATACCGCCGACCTTCACAATGCGCTTGCCCGGTGTGTTTCCTTCGGCTGCGATCTCTTCAACGCGTGCGGTATCCACAAGGGCCGCAAGTGTCTTACCGCAAAAAGTCATAAGTCCGGATTTAAGCGTAGCTTCTTCTTCCGTCGTAATGACCTTTGAAACTTTTCCCATATCATCGCGTGCTGTGTATGTCGTCGGCTTGTACTCGATCGATGCGCCGCCCTGGATGTAAGAAAAAAGCGTTTCTTCTTTACAGATTTCTTCCACTGTCGGAAGCTGTCCGGAAAACTCTGTTACATGCACATATCCGGATCCGAGAATAATTCTTTCATTATCCATGTTCATTTAGCCTTTCTGTATGATCGTGAAATCATAAGCCGTCTGCACTATGCGTTCACTCTCAATTTTTGCCTGTTGTTTATCGTATTCGACATCATAAAGGACATCTCTTTCTATACGCTGTTCCCACATTTTCGCGGGCTTCCTTTCGGTATACAGCTCCAGAGAACCTTCTATTTCGATTACAGCGTTTCCGCTGTCGTGACCGTGAGCATGTTCTTCTTTGAGATACACAAGGAACGGCGGATTTGGTACCGGATTGCGCTTAGTCCCTTCAAAAGCGAATTCCGCTATAGGTAATCCTAAAGCGCTTGCGCGCCGAATGATTGTTTCGAACGTCGGCTGTCTTTTGAATTCCATATATTACCCCGTTTCTATGTGCCTGCCTATTGCCATGATAAGATAGTCTTCTGCAAATTCGTAAGCCGGAAAGATATGCTCGAACTTCTTAGCTTCTCCGACTTTGCGGCCGCCCCTCATTACCTGGTGACCTTTTTCTAACAAATGCGTAAGCCGGTAATTCTTTTTGTTGTATACTACCCACGTCTCAGTCTGCGTAATATGGTTATATGCTCCTTTTTTGAGCTTATGTGACCAATCTTTCGTATATTTGCCGGTACGTTCCTTATACGGTCCGCCCTGTTTAAGCAGCTTTGCCGTTACTTTTGCGGTTTCCTTAATTGCTTCGTTCGTAGCTCTATGAACTTCGTTTTCCGACCAATCTTTAAGAACTTCCGCTATAGCAGTATCCAGATTATCGACATTTACGTTTATATCCATTATCGCGCGCCTATCCGTTCCCCGGCATAAAGCTCTATCTTCCGGTCTTCACGCGGCCCATATGTCCGATATATAACAAGCCTGCTTTCGCCGTATACCAGCTCTTCTTCTTCCTGGTATTCATCCTGCCATACTTCGAACATGTGGCGTGCCTTCATTCCGACAGCGCCGGCGGCCGCGAATTCATCCCGGCCAATCGGTTTTACTACCGCCTGGACATCTGTAGAAATATCTTCTTCCCGCGTGCTTCCCAATGCGATCAATTCAATCAGAGTTCTCAAAGTATTTTGAATCCCCTTTGATTTTTATAATCGTTTCGTCGTAACATGCTTTCCACTTATCGAAATATCCGTCCATGCAATAATAGGCGCGCACCCTTGCAAATATCGCCGCTAATATAAGTCCTTCCGGATCTTCGAGATAGCTTTCTGCAACGCCTATACGCCGTAAATCGTCTATACAGAAATCTATTTCGCGCTGCAAATCCTCATCTAACAGGTTAGTTGAAGATTTGCCCGCGCGTAGTTTTGCGGCGTTTAATAAATCGTTACCTGTCATTTACGCCGCCTTTCTTATCATTCCGTTGCTTTCTTTACACGGATAAATCCGTTCCATGCTGCCACAGCGCCGCCTGCGAACACGTCCGCGCGGTATGCAACCTGCCCCTGCTTGAACTTGTATTCGGTAGACTTGCGTGCATCGATCGGAGAGAATACGGCCATCTCGTAATTCTCGAGCGGTCCGTAAGCCATGCAATAGCTGTCAGCTGCTGTACTTGCGTCCGTTACTGCATAACATGCGCTGTTGATAACATACGGTACGCTGTCGATCGTGCCGGTGTTGCCGTGATTTACGATCGTGTAGACCTTGCGGCCCTGCTTATCACGGAGCTTTGCAAATGCTTTCAGGTCCTTCTTATTCAGGATAAGGACCGCGATATCTTCCACCTCTTCGTCGCCGCCGTAGCTGTATACGATCTCGTCAAGTGTAGTCTCATCGATAGCGCTTACTTCGATATCCGTATCCGGGTCGATTACCTGCTTTGTCGTATCTACCGGATTGTAGAAGATACCTTTGAACTTTCCGGTCGTGCCGTTGCCGATAAGGATCTGTCTGGACATATAGCGGCGTACCGCACGTGTTACAGAGCTTTCAACCACTCCGTCATAATCCGCATTCGGGAGCTTGATCATCTCTTCCGGCTCTTCGGTGTAAGCCGTAATCTTCTCTTTCTCGATATCGACATATCCGAATGTCGGCTCTGATGCGTTGTAGTCCGCACCTTCAGCTGTCGGGCCTGCCCCGTCGCCGTAACTCTTCACAAATCCGCGCTGATACGTCTCGCCGCCTTCCAGATTGATAACGCGCACGCGATCAACAAGGGAAGATACGTTGTTGAACGTCTCGCGGACATCCGGGGCCGTATGGTGCGGCAAGACCGTCTGAGAGCTGGAAAGCGTGTTCTTAATCCTGCGAAATGTGTTTTCTGCTTTATAGCGGACAGTTCCGCCGTTCTTCAGCGCGGCGCCGCGCGCTTCAGCTGCGCGTATCTGTGCGCTTGCATTACTTCCGGCTTCTCCTGCGTGTTCCTCTTCCGCTGCCGCGCCCGCATTATCGGCCGCGATACCGGCAAGCGCCGCGCGGTTCTGCGCGTCCGCAAGAATTCCCTGGATATCTTTAGCTTCTTCCAGAAGGTCCTTAAGCGCCTGTCCTTCTGCTGTCTTTGCCTGCGTGTTGATAGTCTGCAGTCTTTCGCGCAGTTCCTGCGCACTCATTTTAATAAGCTCTTCGTGTTTCATTCTTTGCTCCTTACATGCAATATGCATCTATCATGATGTCCCGGATAGCTGCGCGGGCGGCTGTCTCTTCCGGATCCGTGCCGGCGCCTTTCGCTATTTCTTCCGGTATCTTCCGGCAAATACTGTTATATTCGCCGGTCTTTGCTACATAGTCTTTAGCTTCTGCTGTTTCTACAGCGAACACTTCCGCCGCCTGCTGTCCGTTAAGCCACGTCTCAGCGTTCATCATCTCTTCGACCTGTTCTATCGTAGCGCCTTCTGCCAGGTTGTCGGCGTAAATGTTCAGAATCCCTTCCCGGATAACGTCTAAGTCGTCCGCGATCTTACGGAGCTGTCCGGCGTTGCCTGCAGCCGCCGCCCATGGGTTATGTATCATGATGAACGCATTAGACGGGATAGAAGGCGGTACATTTCCCGCAAATGCGATAATACTTGCAATGCTTCCGGCCAGTCCGTCAACATAGACCTTTACGCTGTTCTTTTCAGCGTGCCGTTTGATCATGTTGTAGATAGCGATACCGGCAAATACGGAACCGCCGCCCGAATTGATATAGATATTCAGGTCTTTACCTTCGACGCCCGATAAGAAGTTTTTCACTTTTTCCGGGTATTGGTCCTCTTCCTGCCAAGATTCCCAATAGTCCCCGACGATATCGCCGTAAAAATACAGGTCGGCGCTTGTCGCCGTCAAATTCTTAAATTCGTACCATTTGGCCGGCATTATGCCACCCCCTTCTTTCGCGTCTGTATGTATATCCTTTCCGCCATCATTGCCGGCGGTACCCTTGCATTCTGTCCGCCCTCTTCCGGCGGATCCGCGCCGCCCGTGTCTTCCTTTCCGGTCTGGTAAAGTGACTGATCATCTGCTTTTACATAGTTCAGGCTTACCATTCGGACGTCTCCGCCTTCGATCGGT